AAGCAAGCCGATAGTGCCACAGAAAAACTTACTAAAAATGTTCAAACACTTGCTAAGACTTTCGGGGTGGCTTTTAGTGCTACGGCGGTGCTGGCTTATAGCAAGAATGCAATCAAGGCTGCCGCAGCAGATGAGAAGGCACAGAACCAGCTAGCACTAGCTCTTAAAAATGTTGGACTTGGAAGAGATGCCGCTTCATCTGAAGCGTACATTCAAAGACTACAAAAAGAGTTCGGGATTCTAGATGATGATCTTCGTCCGGCTTATCAGACTTTAGCGGTAGCGGTTCAGGATACAAACGAGGCACAAAGACTTCTCAATCTTGCTCTAGACATTTCAGCCTCTACTGGCAAGGATCTTGGCTCGGTTACAGCAGCGTTGAGTCGCGCATATTTAGGAAACAACACAGCATTATCTAAACTGGGCGTAGGCATATCTAAGGCCGATCTAAAGTCTAAATCTTTCAAGCAGATCACAGATCAATTAACAACAACCTTCGCTGGGTCTGCTTTAGCAGCAGCTAACAGTTATCAGGGATCGATTGACAAGTTAGCAGTCGCATCTGCCAACGCTTCTGAGATTATTGGTACTGGCTTAATTGATGCCCTAAAAGGCTTAGGAGATCAGGAGTCAGTCGATGATCTTGCTAAAAATATGGAAGCGGCTGCTTTGTACACAGCCGATGTCATTCGTGGTATTGGCGTTCTAATAGAAAAACTCGTTGGCTCTTACTTCCAGATCCTTAGAGATTTAGGAAAAGTCACCTCTGAAATCAATTACACAGCAGCAGCTAGTGCCACAGCCTTTGAAAAAGGTTTTAACCAATCAGCAAAAATAGTTAAAAACGCTAAAGGTGTTACCGCAGAAGAACAAAAGCAACTCAAAGCCAAGCAACTAAAAAATGCTATTGACAAAGCTAACCTTGCACTTGGCAAGGGCACAGAAGTCTTTGACCTAGAAAAGATTCAACTCAGAGCAGCTGAGATAAATCAAGCAGAACAACTAGGCAAAATCACGAGCCAATCACAATTGTTACAGGTTACAAATGACCTTGCTCGCCTAAAGGTCAAACAGAGCATACTAGCCCTAGACGAAGCAATTGCCTCAGGCGATGTCAAGGCTATAACAGCTGCAACAAATAAACTCAATGCAGATTTAGGCATCTTAGGTGCATTAAACGGTCAGGCACTAAAACTTGCAGACATCAAAAAGATTCTTGAATCTATTGCTCCCAAGGATTTGATTAACTTAGAAAACCTAAACGAGGCTATTCGCTTACTAGGTGTTATCAACGCTGGCAATTTAGCCAACGCTTCAGGATCTTTTAGACCGACTACAGAATCAGTAGCGGCTGCAATAGGAGCGCGTGCAGGCACAGATATATCTGGTGCTTTCGATCCTCGCGTAATCTATGGCGGTCAAAGAATTGATCAAGCAGGTAATTACAATGCTTACAACCCAGAAATGGCCTACGCGATGTCATCTGCCGGACGAGCTGCTGCAACTGCCGGAATGACTAACAACATTACAGTGAACACAGGTGTTGGAGATCCTAACGCTATTGCTGAAGCTATTGACGATGTATTGCGTCAGGCTCGCTCTAGAGGGACGCTGGTCGCGTTGCCATGACATGGCTTCCAGAATGGCGAGTAACAGTAGGCGATGATGTTTATACAACTGTCACTGCCGTATCTTTTGCATCCGGCCGTTTAGACATTGATCGTCAGCCCACAGCAGGTTACTGTCGAGTAGAGATTATCAACATAGATAACTCACCATTTACTATCAATGTCACCGAGCCAATACTGCTAGAGCTCAAGAATGGCAGCGGCACCTATGTCACAGTATTTGGTGGAGAAGTATCAGACTTCAACATCGGAGTCCGAAGCCCAGAAGAAACAGGCTTTATCACCACTGGCACGATTCTAGGAATTGGATCTCTGGCTAGACTGACCAAGGCTGTTTTTAACACAGCCCTTGCAGAAGGATTAGACGGCACACAAATTGCCACTATCTTAGGCGCAGCCCTTAACCTTACATGGGCAGAAGTTACCCCTACGCTGACATGGGACACCTACCCAGCCACACAGACTTGGCTAGATGCTGAGTCCTACATTGGTACAATTGACTCAGGCTTTTACACGATGATCAACCTCGCAGCTAACGCATCTGCTAAATCTCAGAGCCTTGCAGATCAAATCGCTACTAGCGCACTAGGTCAAATCTACGAGGAGAAGGACGGCGATGTCTCTTATGACGATGCAGACCATCGCTCTAACTATCTAGCTGCTAACGGCTTTACTAATCTTGATGCCTCTTATGCAACTCCTAGATCAATCACATCTCAGACCCAAATAGCCCGTATCCGTAACAGCTTGATCTATCGCTACGGGGCAGGCTACGCGAGCACATACAGTACCTCTGATTCCGATTCTATTGCCCTTTACGGCCTCTTTGAGTTCTCTACTGACTCAAACATTAAGAACCTCGCAGACATTACTGACATCGCCTCTAGAGAGTTAAAGCTGCGCAAAAACCCTAGAGGCTCGCTAGGTGCCATTACCTTTAGATTAGATAACCCAGACATGCCGACAGCCATGCTTGACAGCCTTATTGGGGTATTCTTTGGACAGCCAGTATTGATCAACAACTTACCGTCTAACCTATTGGGTGGTACATTTGATGGCTTTGTGGAGAATGTATCCCTTAACGCTACTCCGACTTATGTGGACATGACTCTCTATGTCTCAGCCACAGACTTCTCACTATCTACCACACAATGGGAAACAGTTTCGCCTGCCTCACTGATTTGGACTGGCGTAAATGCTACACTTACATGGACAAATGCGACAGGAGCACTAACCTAATATGGCAACAACTACTACGAACTACGGCTTCGATGTTCCCACATCGAGCGACCTAGTCAAGAATGGTGCAACACAGATTGCCCTGCTAGGTCAAGACATCGACACATTTCTTTTTCGTCCATTTAGCCGCAATGCGATCATCAACGGTGGCTGCGAAATAGCACAGCGTGGAACTGCCGCTGTAACACTAACAGCAGCTAACTTCCTTTATCCAGTAGATCGCATGTTTGCTGGCCGTTCATCTGGAACAACTGGCGCAACTGCTCAACAGATCAATAGCACCACACTTACAGGTTTTAACAATGCAGTTCGTGTTCAGCGCACAGCAGGAAACACTTCAACAAATGATCTTTACATTGGTCAATCTTTAGAGACACTTAACTCGACACCATTAGCAGGTCAGACTGTGACTCTTAGCTTCTATGCTCGCGCTGGTGCCAACTATTCAGCTGCAAGCTCTAACCTTGGTGTAAGACTTTACTCTGGTACAGGCACAGATCAGTCAGGTTTAGGATCAGCCTTTACTGGTACTGCTTCGCCTGTAAGCACATCGCAGGTTATTACGACTTCATGGGTTCGTTACTCTTTCAATGCAACAATTTCATCTGCTGCAACTCAATTGCAATTCTTAGCTTTCTACACTCCAAGCGGTACTGCTGGAGCTGCTGACTATGTTGATATTACTGGAGTGATGCTAGAAGTTGGCTCTCAGGTTTCGCCTTTTGTTCGCGCTGGTGGCGGATCTATGCAGCAAGAATTGGCTTTGTGCCAGAGGTACTATCAACGCTTTGGCGATACAGCCACAGCATCACTATTTTGCACAGGTATTGCTAACAGCACGACAAGCATGGTTTTTGTTATGAATTTACCTGTAAGCATGAGAGTCAAGCCTACTGTGCTTGATTATTCAGCCTTGCAAGTTTCAGACTCAGCAAGCAATTACACGATTACCGGGCTTTCATCAACTATTGGAAACACTACTCAACAATATGTAAGTGCTTCAGTATCAAGCGGACTAACACAATTTAGACCCGGATACTTGCAGCAAAACACTTTGAGCGGATATATCGGATTTGGAGCGGAACTATGAGCAATGATGTAACTATTCACACTGATGATTTTGGCAATGAATTTGTAATTATTGATCGAGGCAATGGCGAATTTACCTCAATGCTCAAATCTATTTATGATGAATTAAAGGCTAATGAAGCCAAGGCTGAGTAAGGCTGCAATACAGCTACGCGAGCAGTTCGATGATACCTACCCAAATCGTCTGCGCGATAGCGATGGGTGGATCGGTGATACCCGACATGCTGCGCGTAAGTCTGATCACAATCCAGATGCACAAGGCTGGGTTCGGGCTTGGGACTGCGATGCTGATCTATCAGGCAAAGCAAAGCCTGACCTCATGCCCGATCTTGTTGATCAGATTCGACTCGTATGCAAGTCAGGCGTTGAGAAAAGAATTGCCTACATTATTTTTAACGGAAAGATCTGCTCACCTATCCTTAGATGGAAGTGGCGAAACTACAACGGAATTAACAAACACACCAAGCACGCTCATTTCTCGTTTAAGAAAACGGCTGACAATGACGGGGCTTTTTTTCAAATACCTATGTTAGGCGGACAATAATGAAAAACATCAAGCACCCTGCATACCTAGCCGCTGGCGCGTTTTTAGCAGCTTGGGCATCATCTAACTTCGAGGCAGATTACAGAGCTGTGCTCTGGGCTGTCCTATCAGGAGTGTTTGGATATGCGAGCCCCAAAAAGTGACACAGGCAGATTTCTTTCAGCTCTACATTGCGAC